CATGGAAAACTTGGGCGCTAGGCCAACGGACGCACACAGCATAGACCGTATCGACAACGAGCGCGGCTATGAGCCGGGGAACCTACGCTGGGCCACTCGTGCTGAACAGGCACGCAACAAGCGCAGCTACACCGGGCACGTTTACGGGAAGCGCCTCAAGCGGCTATTGGCACTACGTCAAGACTACACATATGAAGGGTTGCGTAAATACGTGATAGCAGGCTTCAAGGACGAAGAGATCATAAACATGCCAAAGCCCAAGGGCGGCAGACCAAAAAAGGAGAAGAAATGTTAGTACCTGTATACGACATCATGAACTGCGGCCCGCGCTCACGTTTTGTTGCCAACGGAAAAGTTGTGCATAACAGCAAGGGGTCAGCCATCAACATGCAGAACTTAAAGCGCGGTTCGTTCTTGCGCAAAGCCATCATGGCCCCTGACGGGTGTCAATTGGTGGTGGGGGATTTGTCCCAAATTGAACCGCGTGTGCTGGCGTGGTTGTCTGACTACGAGGACATGCTGGACATTTTCCGATCAGGCGCTGACCCATACGCTGCATTTGGTTCGCAGATGTTCAACATCCCCGGCATGACCAAGGAGAGCCATTCTGATCTTCGCCAATCGAGCAAGTCTGCTTTACTGGGCTGCGGCTATGGGCTAGGGTGGGCATCGTTCGCGCAGCAGCTTCTGACCGGCTTCCTTGGCGCTCCGCCCGTGCGCTATGACAAGGACTTCGCCCGCAAGCTGGGCGTGGATGCGGTGTACGTACAGAAGTTCCTTGACTGGGATGACAACGTAATCAAGATGCTGGAGATTCCCCACGTTTGTACGGACAAGGAACTGCTGATTCACTGCGTAGCGGCCAAGAAAATCATCGACATCTACCGCAACACGGCGCATCCGGTGGTATCATTTTGGGACATGTGCAGCGGCCTGATCGGTTCAGCGCTTGCGCAGGGCAAGGAGTTCAGGTATAAATGCCTGACCTTCAGGAAGGGTGAGATTGAATTGCCTAACGGCATGAAGTTGCTGTACCCTGATTTGCGCCAAGTTGAAGATGACAAAGGTAGGAGCCAGTGGGTATACGGGCCAGACGCTACCAAACTCTACGCTGGCAAGATAACGAACAACGTAACACAGGCTGTTGCGCGTATCGTTATGACGGATGGGATGCTACGCACATCGAAGAAGTACTTCGTGGCGGGCACGGTGCATGACGAGCAGATCGTCGTGGTGCCGGATGCAGAGGTTGAATACGCTAAGACTTGGGTTTTGGCGCAAATGACTATGGAGCCACGGTACATGCCGGGGATTCCATTGAACGCTGACGGTGGTGCGCATCGTCGTTATGGATTAGCAAAAGGATAGGAGAAGTAAATGGCAACAAAAGAAAAAAACCCAATTCCATGCAGGCTGCGCATTGGGAACAAAAAGTACTCGGTTGAGATTGTCGAAGCCATGCTTAAAAAAGCATGGCAAGGTTCGATTCAGTACGACAACCATCGCATTCAAATCGCCCGCAACAGCAACGTATCGGGCCGCAGGTTTAAAGACCACGAAATGCACGCTACGTTTTGGCACGAACTCACGCATGCAATCTTGCACGATATGGATCACTCACTGCACTTGAACGAAAAGTTTGTGGAAGATTTTTCAACACGACTGGCGCAAGCCGTAAAGACAGCGAGGTTCTAAATGAAAGTAATAGCGTGGAGTCACAGTGCCCTAAAAGACTACGAGGGATGCCCCAAGCGGTATCAAGAAATCAAAGTCTTAAAGAACTTCCCGTTCACTGAGACTGAGGCCACAAGGTACGGCAACAAAGTCCACAAAGCGTTGGAGTTTTACATCCGTGACAACACGCCAGTGCCCGAAGCCTACGCGCAGTTTGTTCCCGTGGTCGATGCGCTACTCAAAAAGCCCGGACGCAAACTAGCTGAGCAGCAGATGGCGCTGACCAAAGAACTTCAGCCGTGTGATTGGCGTGCAAAAAATGTGTGGGTGCGCGGCATTGCCGACATGCTCATCATCGACGACGAGAACATGACTGCGTGGGTGGTGGATTGGAAAACGGGCTCGGATAAATACCCTGACCGTGACCAATTAAAACTCATGTCGATCATGGTGTTCGCACACTACCCGCACATCCGCAAGGTTAACTCCGCGCTGTTGTTCATAGTCAAGGGCAGCATGGTCAAGCACAGCATGACGCACGACCAAGCAGACGCCCATTGGTGGGATTACCGTGAGAGGGCTGCACGCATTGAGCAAGCCTATGAGACAGGCGTGTGGAACGCCAAACCTTCGCCGCTATGTCCGTGGTGTCCGGCAACCACTTGTGTACATCACCCTAAACACTGAAAGAAAACATCATGGCAACTCGTGACTACAAAAAGGAATACAAGCAAGACTTAAAGACCGGCAAATCAGGGCCGGACTCAGACCAACATGAACGCCAGCGTGCAAGGCGTGCGTACGATGCCAAGGGTGTTGACCGCGCTGGTAAAGACATCGACCACGTTAAACCGTTGCGCAAAGGCGGTAAGTCAACACCGGGCAATTTGAGACTACGCAGCAAGAGCGCCAATCAAGGCGACAACAAATAATTACATGAGAAGCAAATGCAAATCGTAGAAGATAAAGCCATACTGTTTAAGACACGCAACCCCGAAAAATACAGCATCATCCCAAAACACAAAATCGTCGCCGAGTACGACGATGGGTGTGAGATTGCTGTTTACTGGGGGCTGGACGAAGTGCGCGTACTGCGTAACCTCGGAGTCAAGAACGTACCCTCCCCAATCACCAAGCGCTACAACTGGCCGGGCAAGTACAAGCCGATGGCGCACCAGATTGAGACCGCTGCGTTCCTTACGTTGAACCGCAAAGCCTTCGTGTTCTCTGAACCGGGTACGGGTAAGACACTCTCAGCGCTGTGGGCTGCGGACTATCTGATGCGCATTGGTAAGGTCAAGCGCTGTTTGATTCTGTGCCCGTTGTCGATCATGCACTCTGCGTGGTTGGGCGACTTGAACAACAGCATCATCCATCGCTCTGCCGTTGTGGCTCACCATGCGCAGGCTAGTCGGCGTATTGAAATGGTGCAGGAGAACTATGAGTTCGTGATTGCCAATTACGATGGGTTGAACCTGATAGCCAGTGAGATCGTTGCTGACGGGCGATTTGACTTGGTGATTGTGGACGAGTGCGGAGCATACAAGACACAGACTACCCGGCGCTGGAAGGTGCTCAAAGCAATCCTCACACCGCAGACCAACTTGTGGATGATGACTGGCACGCCTGCTGCACAGTCGCCAGTGGATGCATACGGACTGGCCAAGCTAGTTAACCCCGAGGGTGTACCGCAGTTCTTTACAGCGTGGCGCGATAAGGTGGTGTACAAGCTCACCATGTACAAATGGGTTCCCAAAAAAGAAGCGAAGGACTTGGTGCATGAAGCGCTGCAACCCTCGATTCGCTTCACCAAAGAAGAGTGCCTTGACCTACCACCAGTGGTAACCACCACACGCGAAGTTCCCCTGACCCCGCAGCAGGCCAAGTACTACAACTTGCTCAAAGAGCAAATGCTCATCCAAGCCGCAGGCGAGACAATCAGCGCGGTCAATGCAGGCGTGGCGATCAATAAGTTGTTGCAGATTTCGTGTGGCGCAGCGTACACAGACGACAAGGGAGTAGTGGAGTTCGACTCTGCCCCACGGCTGGCTGTGCTCGACGAGATATTGCAGGAGACCAGCCGCAAGGTCATCATCTTTGCGCTGTTTCGCAGCACCATCACTACGGTGTTGGACTACCTGAACAAGAAGGGCTACGCGGCGGAGTGCATCCACGGTGACGTACCGGCTTCCAAGCGGGGCGATATCATCCGGCGCTTCCAGCATGAGCCCAATCCCCACTTCTTGGTGATGCAGCCGCAGGCTACCGCCCACGGGATTACCCTAACTGCCGCCGACACGGTGGTGTTCTATGGCCCCCTGATGAGCGTGGAGCAGTACATCCAGTGTATTGCTCGTTCTGACCGTAAGGGTCAGGACTCCGACAAGGTAACGGTCATCCACATCGAGGGTTCCCCCATTGAGAAAAAGATGTTCAAGGCGCTCAATGCAAGGGTGGACGACCACGCCTTGCTAACGCAAATGTTCGATACAGAAATTAAATTATGAAAGGAGTTGCATAGCTTAAAAAATCGTGTAGACTGTCCAACCTTAGACAAACAAAACAGGAGAAGTTAATGTCAGAAGAAGCAATCCCGCTGGATAAATTAGCCCTGATCTACCGAAAGATTCGGGATAAGATCGCCGCGCTGACCAAGGAGTACGACACGCAAGTGGAGTTGCTCAAGGCACAGCAAGACGAAGTTAAATTTGCCATGAAAGACCAGATGAAAGCGCTTGGCGTTAAATCTGTTCGCACTGATTTGGGCACAGTAACGCTGACCACAAAGACGCGCTACAACACCCAAGACTGGGACTCGTTCAAGGACTTTGTTCTTGAGCATAGGTTGGTTGACCTGCTTGAGAAGCGCATTGCGCAGACCAACATGGCGACCTTTCTTTCCGAGAACCCCACCATCGTTCCCCCCGGACTCAACTCGACAACTGAGTTCGACATCACTGTAACCAAACCACGTTAACCAAGGAAATTAAATGAGCAACATAGCTATTTTTAGCGGCGTAGCCGTCCCCGCATTTGCACGCAACAACGAGCTTTCTGAAACAGCCAAAGCCCTGATGGGCGGCGCTGGCGGTAACACCAAGCGTATCAGCATCAAAGGCGGCGTGTTTCGTCTGGTCGCAGGCGGCAAGGAAGTCGCATCTATTGATGAACGCCACTTGGATGTCATCGTGGTCAAGGCAGCGCCTAAAGTCAGCCGCGTGTTCTACGCGGGCTCATACGACAAAGACGCAGCCGCTGGCCCTCCCGATTGCTGGAGCAACGATGGTGAGAAGCCTGACTCCGTTGCGAAAAACAAGCAGTCCGTGACTTGCATGGCCTGCAAACAAAACGTAGCCGGTTCGGGCCAAGGCAACAGCCGCGCTTGCCGCTACCAACAGCGCTTGGCTGTGGTGCTGGCCAGCGCCCCTGAAGGTGATGTGCTCCAGTTGACCCTGCCTGCCACTTCGGTGTTCGGCAAGGAAGAAGGCGACAAGCGTCCGTTGCAAGCCTTTGTGCGTTATTTGGCGGTTCAAAATCCGCCAATCAACCCTGAGCAGATCGTGACCCGCATGAAGTTCGACACCAAGGCCGAGAGCCCCAAGCTGTTTTTCCAACCCATGCGCTGGTTGACCGAGGACGAGTACGCCACTGTCAAGACGCAGGCTGATTCCGAGGACGCCAAACTTGCGGTGGTGATGACCGTGGCCCAAACCGATGGCGTAAAGTCAGCGCCTTTGCAGTTGGAAGGCAAGCCCCTTGCCGCTCCCGCTGAAGAAGGTGAAGAGGAAGAAGCCCCAGCCCCCAAAGCGAAGGCCAAAGCCAAGCCTACTCCTGTGGAAGCCGAGGAAGACGCTGAGCCGGAAGTACGCAAGACCCCAACCAAGATCAACGCTGTGCCTGCTGCCAAAAGCAATCTGGCCGGTATCGTTGCTGATTGGGACGACGAGTAATTAATTCGGGGGGAAAGCGGATGCTGTGCGGATTGCCAATTGGGGATGGATTCCCGGTTGGTTTGAAACTTAGTGCAGCGAGTACCCCCACCTAAAACTATGGCCTATTCACAACGCATCAAAGACTTGATACGGACGGCCCCGCGCACTGCGGGCAATACGCTTGGGCGTTGGGCCGTTCACTTAGAGTTTCCCGTGACAAAACTAGCTTACGCTCTTGGCGTAACTCGGCAGACCATTTATAACTGGTTTGCTGGTGGGGAAGTATTCGTCGCCTATCAACAACGCGTTGACCTGATGGTTTCCGTCATGTCAACATCAAAAACAGCAGAAGAAGCATGGAGAAGAATATGCAAGGTATACAACCTCAAACCCTGACCAACGACGAGTTGGAGCGCATGGTTTACATCACCGGCCCAGACAAACTGCCTAAAAACTGGGTAGAGGAAGTGCTGCGCCGCACGCTAGCTGACTGGCGTGAGACAAACCCCAAAGACCCCGCCCAGCTAAAACTCGACTTCTCTTAAACCATTTCCCAAGGATACCTATGGAACCGCTTGAGTTTCTAGCGGAGGTACTACCACCCCCTGGAAATGGTAGATACTGTGTTGTTGAACTGCTGACAAAGAAAAAGGAACACTTTTATGTAGATACGTTGGAAGAAGCCATGCCAAAAATAGCGGCGTGGAAACAGCGGGGGTTAGATGTTTATTTTGCGCTGGGCACGTTTGGAGATTTAAACCGCCGCATTGCAACCAACGTACAAATGGTTCGCTGCATAGCAGTGGATGTGGACTGCAATCACCCCAAGGACATACCTGACCCCGAAACGGGAGAGTTGAAAACCAAGGCGTATCCGTCAGCGCAAGTTGCGGCGCAGGCCATCATGCAGTTTGCTGATGAGGTGGGGCTGTCCGGGTTGGGCAACCCTTGGCTGGTGGCTTCAGGCGGTGGTGTGCATGCATACTGGCCGTTCAAAGAGGCCGTGGATATCAACGAGTGGAAGCCAGTGGCCGAGGGGTTCAAGCGCCTGTGCTTTCAAAAGAAGTTGGACATCGACCAGACCATCACGGCAGACGCATCAAGGGTGCTGCGGGTCTTTGATACGGTCAATACCGGCATCAAGGGAAACAAAAAAGTACGCGAAGTTACCAACGTCAAGTTCAAAAATGCGGGCGACCATTTTGACTTTGCGGACATCCGAGCGCTGGTAGAGCGCAACTTGATAGGCACGGCCTACGAAACCAAGGCCCCCAAGGGTGGCGATGGCGGCACTGCGCTAGCGCTGCCGGGTAAGCGGCCCAGCAAGGATACGACTTCGATCAAGCTGTTTGAAAATAGTTCGACAAAGTTTGAAAATATTTACCGGGCCACCAAGGCTGGCCGGGGCTGCGAACAGCTTCGACACTACGCCGAGCATGCGTCCGAGGACGGTATGGAACCGCTATGGCGGGCACACCTGAGCATTGCCCAG